TAAAATTACGATAGTCGGCCATACAATGCCGTATCTGTCGTGTCTGTCGTGTCTGTCGTGTCGGTCGTATCTGCAGTCGCGTCTGTCGTATCTGTAGTGATTGTGATTTTGATTCATGTTTTTTTTATTTTAATTCGTTAGCGTTTACACCAGGAATGATTCTATCATTCAAGTTGTCTAGTTTTAGTTGTTTTTCTGCATTGCTTTGCATATATCTATTGAGCATTGATTCGAGAAACTTTATTTGTCTTGTCGATGCTTGTAGTAGTGTGATTGCAGATACAAGTATTTCTTTTTTGTCTGTTGTTTTGTACAGCCATTTTTTTGGTTTTTTACCAAACAATGCTGTATCGTTTTCGCGCATAGCTTTGTTTATGCTCTTGATAAGTGTGTCCATAATTAATTAGTTAAGAAGTGAGTTTTGATTATTAGGTATATGATTGTGATT